CGGACGCTGGCGAAGTGGTCGGCATCCTGGTGCGGCTGAGCGACTACATGGTGAACTCGAACATGGCGATCACGTACCGCCGCTACTTCGACGAAAACACCGACGAGTGGATCTCTAAAGCGACGATGATCGCTGATGGCAAGCTGGCCGATCCGAACGGCGTTGTGTTGATCAAGAAAGCATCCAGCTGAAGGGATGGGTAGTCATGGCGTTGTTGGATGATGTGAAGCTGGCGCTGCGCATTACCAGCAGCGCCTTTGATTCTGAAATTGACGATTTGATCGCTGCGGCCCGCGCTGATCTTAAGTTGTCAGGGGTTGATCCGCAAAAGGCTGACGCCAACGAACCTGATGCGCTGATAAAGAGGGCCGTTATCACCTATTGCAAAGCGAACTTCGGGCTTGACAATCCCGATGCGGAACGTCTGCAACGCGCTTACGACATGATCAAAGCGCACCTTACGCTTTCGACCGAGTACACGTCGGCTGGTGAAACGCCATGATGTGGCGTGATACCGTGAAACTACTGAAAATCGTCATGGACTACAACGAATATAACGAGCCGATCGAAACCTACGTTGAACGAGAGGTATTCGCAAACAAAAAGTCCGTGCGGCAAAGCGAGTTTTACCAAGCGCTAGCCGCCGGCATGAAGGCTGAAATCATGTTCGAGGTGCGTCTGGTCGATTATGATGGTGAACTTCGCCTGAAATACGGTGACAAGGTGTACGATGTCACCCGCACATATGAGCGCAACGGGGAAATCGTTGAGCTGGTTTGCGCGGCAATGGAGTGAGTGGCGATGGCTCGAAAAAGTGAAATCGTCGGCATGAAAGAACTGGAACGCGCGTTCCGCGAACTCGGGAAGGTGCCACAATCGGCGGCCACGAAATCGGCGCGCGCTGGCGGTCAAATCGTGCTCAAAGCAGCCCGTGCAAATGCTCCGGTTGACACTGGGGAATTGCGCGACGGCATCATTCTGAAGCGAGAGAAAACCCGTGTTCGTGGCAAGGCGGTCTATGACGTGATGATGGACCCTGCCAAGAACGACATCTTTGTAAAGACAACGAAAGACGGCAAGCGGTATTATTACCCGGCGTCGCAGGAATACGGCTTTCTCACGCGGGACGGTGGATATATTCCGGGCTATCGCTTTTTGCGCCGAGCGATCGACGAGAACGCGAATCAGATTGAACGGCGCATTCTTGAGGTGGCCGGCAAAGAAGTGGACAAAGCCTTGCGGAAGGGAAGGTAATGCGGGTGGATTTTGAACCGGCTCTTGTGCAAGAACTTAAAACCATCACGGCGCTTGAGAACCGGATTTACCCGCTCACCGCGCCGGAGGCGACGGCTTCAAGCGGCGTTCCATACCTGATTTACGCCAGCAGCGAGGGTTTGCGCGATAAGACGCTTGGCGGGCATCTCGACAGCAAAGAGGTTCGGGCAGAACTCAACATCATAGCCCAAAAGTACAGCGACATGAAGGCGATCACGAAACAGGTGATCGCCCTTTTAATTACCTTCGAGGGGCGGCAAATCGGAACGGACGGGCCGTTCATCGAGGAATTGACCTATCAGATGCCTGTCGAGATGTACGAATCGCAACCGGATTTGTACCGGTGCGTGGTGGAATTTTCAGCATACCTAAGGGGTGATTAAATTGCCGAAACAAAGGGCATTGGGAACAAAACTCCTGATCGGTGATCCGGGGGTGCCCGTTGGGCATCTTACGTCGATTTCGTCTCCGTCGATGAGTCAGGAAACGATTGACGTGACCACGCTGGACAGCCCCGGCGAATATCGGGAGTTTATCGGCGGATTCAAAGACGGCGGGGAAGTTTCGGCATCGGGGTTTTTCGATCCGTCCGATGCCGGGCAACAGGCTGTCTACACCGCTCTGGAAAACAGCGCGGTCGAAAAGTTCACGATTCAGTTTCCGGCCAGCATGGGTGCGTCGTGGGAGTTTGACGGTGTTGTGACGTCGTTCCAAACGACCGCTGAACTGGAAGAAGCGATCGGGTTCGAAATCACGATCCAAGTTTCGGGTAAGCCCACGCTGACGCTGCCGACGGGAGGCTAATGAATAAGCGGCCCGGGGCCATGCGCTCCGGGCTATTCATTTACAACGGGAGGAACAGATTTTATGACCAAACAAAACAACGACGTTGTTATCATCCAACTTGATCGTCCGCGTGAACTTCGATACGGACATAAGGCTCTGAAAACTCTTGCGGCTTTGACGGGCAAAACACTTGAGGACTTGGAAAACCCGACGTTTAACGTCGAGGACATCGAAAAGTTCATCTATTGTGGTCTTCTGTCGGATGCTCGCAAAAATAACGAGACCTTGAGACTTGAGGACATGGAAGACCTTCTGGATCAGGCTCCGTCATATCAGCATATCATCGAGAAAATGCAAGAAGCATTCGCGGCCGCATTTGGTCCGGTGGCGGAGGGAAACGGTCCGGGGGAGAATCAAAACCCTGGGACTGGGACGAAAGCCTGAAAGCGGCATTTAGAGTTGGCGTCTCATTGGATGAGTACAACGAGATGACGCCACACGAACTAAACCTACGCATCCAGGTTTACAACGAGGAAAAGCTGGAAAAAGGTGAAGAAGAATTCATCATTGCATACCTGACGGCGTACTGGAATCGCGTGAAGCGGATGCCGAATCTCAGGAACATTCTCAGCAGCATCAGGCCGCGTGAGGAAATGTCAGACGAGCAGTTGCTCGCACAGATCAAAGCCATGAACGCCGCGATGGGCGGTGAAGTGAAGATAAAGGGGCGGGAGTGATCCCGCTCCTTTTTCTATATCTTTTGCGTGGGCAAGCGTTTGGCTTGTCCTAAAGGGGGTGGTCGGGACCATGGCGGTTGTAAGAAACCTCCTGGTCCGAATATCGGGCTGGGGCTGATTTCTCCGCTCTCCGCCGGAGCATGCAGCAAGTCCAGCGTGACATGGAGAGATTCAAGAAGAATGTTGATCGCACGATGCGGAATGTCTCGACTGTTCTGGCATCGGTCGGCGTCACGCTGGGGCTGCGTGCAGCTGTTAAGGACGCCATGGACTTTGAGGCGGCAATGCAGCAAATCAACCGCCTCATGGGTGATAGCGCGGATGTATTTCGTCGGTGGGTAGATGAGCAAGCTGCTTCGTTCGGTATGGCGCGTTCCGAGGCGGTTAGGTACGGCGCGACATACGCAAACCTGATTAGCACGTTCAGCCGCTCGACCGCAGAAGTTGCGAAGCGCACCGAGGACTTATTGCGCGCATCCGCCGTCATTGCCTCCAGTACTGGCCGCACGATGGAGGACGTGATGGAGCGGATTCGGTCTGGACTCTTGGGCAACACAGAAGCTATTGAGGACTTGGGCGTGAACGTGAATATCGCCATGATCGAGTCCACGGATGCGTTCCGTAGATTTGCCGGCGACCGGAGTTGGCAGCAACTAGATTTCCAAACGCAACAAACAATCCGGTATTTTGCGATCCTCGAACAGGCCGCCGCGAAATACGGCGTTGAACTGGCGCAAAACACATCCAGCCGTCAAGCGGCTTTCGTCGCACAACTGAAAAACGCCCAGCTCGCCCTCGGACAAGCGTTTTTGCCTATATATAACGTCATTCTCCCGGCCCTGACACGGTTTGCTACTGCCCTTGCAAATACAATGAACACAATCGCCCAGTTTGTTGCGGCGCTTTTCGGGTATGAACAAGCTAAGCAGCAGACACAGATGACGGAAGCACAGGCCGGCGCTGTATCTGATTTGGGGGATGCCTATGAAAAAGCCGGAAAGCAGGCAAAGCGGGCCGTAGCCGGTTTTGACCAGCTTAACCTTATCAGCAGCGCTTCTGCCGATGCTGGTGGCGACGGTGCAGGTGGCGTTGCAGCCCCTGTAGAGGCGTCGGGCGGCCCTCTCGCTAAAGTTGGAGAAACGATGAGCCAAGTATCCCAACGCGCGCGCGAGATGGCCGAGAGAGTACGGCAGGCATTCGGAAATCTGGCACAGTTCATCAAATCCAACTCCGACATCATCATTGCCGCACTTGCTGGCGTAGGCGCGGGAATCCTGACAGGCCTGCTTATTACCAAATGGGGCGCAATCACAGCCACCGTAACAAAGGCCGTTGCAGCTATCCGCACGGCATTTGTTGGTCTCGGCACGGCGATTGCCGGGGCTAACTGGTGGATCGTGGCTATCGTCGCTGCCGTGGCGGCACTTGTGGGTGCTTTTGTGTATTTCTATCGCACAAACGAGCAGTTCCGCGGATTCGTGGATGGCATCCTTCGCGCTATCGGAGAGGCTGCTGAGTGGCTGTGGCAGAACGTCATGGTACCATTCGGCCAATGGCTCGCCGAAGTCATGCCGAAGGCGTGGGGTGCCGTGAGTGAGGCTGCGGAATGGTTTTGGAAGAATGTTCTAGTCCCGTTCGGTAATTTCCTCATGTGGATCTGGAACAATGTGCTTGTTCCAGTCGGGCGAGTAATTGGCGAATTACTAACTATTGCGTTTGAGACTTTAGCCAGTGTTGCAAAGGACTTCTGGGAGAATGTCCTGGTACCGCTGGGAAATGCTCTTATTGAGATGTTTGGGCCCGCTGTGGAGGCTGTTTCGTCTGTACTGATGTTCCTTTGGAAAAACGTTTTTGTGCCATTTGGAAAATTCCTTGGTACTACGATCATGGCCGTTTTGAAAGCATTGACTGATGCTTTTG